AGATTCTCTTTCGTCTGATTGATACTGTTCAACCAATCCTTCAATTCCATAATTAAAAAGTAAAAGTTCCTTACGTTCTTTTTGTTCTCTCATGTACTCCCCAACGGAGCGCATGGTATAAGTCAGGTCAAACTCACCAACTTCATAATCTTTGAATCGGTCTTTGATAAGTTGAGACGAATTATAAGATATGAGTTGTGGTCCAATAAATCTATCACAAATGGTAGCAAAACCGTCATGGTCAAATGATTTGTGCATATCACCCTTTTTACCATACAAGTTAGAATTGATATCGTATGGTGGATCAAGGTAAGTAAAGATCGACTTATCATCACTAAGAAGTTGTTGATATCTATCGTTAGTGATTTTCCAATCTTTGATTATTTGAGAATATCCTTGTAGTTTCTCAATTCCTCGCATTGAGAAGTTGGAGTCAGACGCTTGCCTGCTAAAGGATGAGGACTCAGTGAGACCAGAAAAAGAGCACTTGTTAATAACGTAGAAACTACAAGCGCGATATAGAGGGGAAATGGAATCATCATTTACAAGTTCCTTTGCTTCTAAAAATAGACCTCTTGCAGATTCTTGGTCTGGGTAACGAGACTTAAGTTCTTGAAGTCGTTTGTAAAGTTCATATCCATCATCTTGCAGAGTCTTCCAAAAGTTGATTAGAGGTTCATATAGATCATTGACCCAAATCTGCAGATGTGGATACTTCTTAGTAATGTGAATTGCTACGCTACCACCACCAAGAAATGGTTCTCGGTATTCCTTATATCCATCAAGATTAGGAATGTATTGATCAAGTTTGGTACAAGCACGGGATTTACCCCCTGGGTACCTCAATGGTGTTTTCAGGGATTTCATAATCAGGTTTGTTGTATTTCAAAAATTCCCAGAAGGTCAGTTTCATTTCCTTATGGGTCATTCCACAGTGCTTTGCAGCAGCGGGTAGAGTCATTTTAGCACGGAACAGTGCTTCATTTGCCTCTTGAACATTTTGAGGTGTGGTCTTTACTCTTGGTTCTACTAGATTTTTAGTATCAATTTTGAGAAGACTCACAATAAATCTCCATAAGGAGTATTGTCTTTATGTAGAAGAACTCCATCAACTTTATTAAGTAGTTCTTGCATATCCTGATGCAATACACGATACCCAGTTCCAACATAAAGTTGACCAAAGACAACTGCAGTAGTAGCAATTCCCCAAAAAATATAATAGTGAGATGATTTCATTTGTGCTAATACCTTTGTTTTTTTATTTTTCATAATACTAGTTTTTTACTAGGTGTCTGAATCACAGAAAACATACTTTCATATTGTTCAATAATTTGTTCTTGCGTATCAGTAATGTAGACCACATAGTTTTTAGTTACTTCTAACTCTTCACCCTTTTCTTTAAGAAGGGGAGACCAAGGAGCAAATCCCATCTGACCATTACCAGCAGGCACAGCAACGATAGGATTACAAAAGACTATAGAGTCTTCCTTTTCTTCAATCAGGTCGGCAACAACATCTTCGCCAGACCACATACGAATCAATTTAACATTCATTTGAATTCACACTCCACCATAATTTCGGTTAAACAAGCAAGCATATTTATCTCCTGGTCTGCCACAAATGCAGACTGATACTGATACTTAGCAAGAACGAGCACAGCAGCAGGAATGCTATTGTTTTCAAGGGCATCATAACAAGCATCGTAAATACGACGCAAAAGTACAGTAGTATCGTTGTCCAGATTAGAAACGATCCACTTACGAACCTCCGCAAAGTTCTTGGTTTTAAGGTTTTTAACAAGTTCATTTACAGCAACATCAGAGAAGGTAGCAAGAATGCCAGAGTCAATTTTACCACTAACAGAGTATCGTTGACACTCATTTAATACACGTCTCCAATCAGGAAAGTGCTTATTGATTAGTTCTACCAGGACCTTGTTATCATATTCAACACCTTCTGTATCCAAGATTTGTTGGATACGTTTGAAGAACTGGGCGGCAATGCCTTGACGTTCTTTTCCTTTGATTCCAAACTCAACGACGGCACATCGGGAATGGAGGGGTTCAAGGATTTTGTTTTTGTAGTTGCAGGTGAAGATGAATCTGCAGTTGCCAGCAAACTCCTCAATAAACGCCCGTAAGAGGAGTTGTACATCATTGGACGTGTTATCTGCTTCATCAATGATGATGACTTTGTGTTTTGCAGTTGCCGTAAGCGAGACGGTCGAAGCGAAATTTTTCGCATTGTTTCGGACAGTATCCAGGAATCGTCCTTCATCGGATCCGTTGATGACATAAACGTCAGCTCCAAGTTCATTACAGAGAGCCTTTGCAACTGTAGTCTTACCAATACCTGGAGGACCAGCAAGGAGCATATTAGGAATCTCTCCTTTATCTAGGAAGTCTTGAAAAGTCTTCTTAGTTTGTTCAGGGAGGATACACTCTTCAATAGTCTTAGGTCGGTATTTTTCAACCCAAATAAAATCACTCATAATACAAGTTTACTAACACTGATGGATAGTAGGAATGTCAACATTATAACAAGATCCCATGCTTTTGTTCTAATAAAGTATGGAATTGTAATTAGATCTGCAATGAAATGCAGTGCAACTCCCCAAAAAGAGCTGACGTGAAGAATAACGAAGTAGGCAACAATGACTCCAATGCTGCCCGCAATTCGCATCCTAACTAATAGTTCATCCAAAGGTCGAATCAGGTTCCAGAGCAATATAATAGGTCAGATTATATTTGGTATTGATAAATTGTGATAAAAGTTTAGAGGAGACAACCACATCGTAGGCACCAGGAATAATCTTGATGTTTTCTACTTTGAAGTTAAAAGTAAACTCTTTATCAGTTTCACCAACAACGATAGCATACTCGTTAGAAGTATCATTCTTCTTATCACGAACTACCAGTTTAATTACACCTGCTTCACCAACAGCAGAAAAATCAGGAAGTTGATAAACCTGTGCCGCTTTTACCAATTTTTCCAAAGATGCACTATCTAACTGAAAACAGACATCTTGAGTGGGCAGGTTAATCTCTTTTTCGGGAGGAGAAATGATGACATTAGGATCAGCGTAGAAATACTTAACACGACGCTTGCCTTCTTTAATACTCAGGTAAGAATCTTCTTTAAAGTCAAGATCAGGATCCTGATGAAGACTCAAACCATTTAGAAATTGATTAAGATCGTAAATAGCAAAATCACGAGGAAAGTCTTCTTTAATATCTGCTTCGGCAAGAATGTTCTTGGCAACAGAGATAGTACGAAGACGATTACCCTCTTTCACAAGAATAGAGTTATTAATACCAGCAAAGTTCTTGAGAACGGTGAGAGTGTTGTCGGATAGTTTCATAGTATTGGGATTCAATTTCATCACTGGGGGTAGGTTTCGCGTTTTGCGTTTTTATCGTTGAAGTGCATCAGAAGGACAGCATAATGCAAGATCTTCATAATGTCACGACGGGCAGTGCCTTTCTTATCATACCGAGAGGCATACTTGAGAATGTTGCTACGGCAAAATGCTTCACCGTCACCACATGCTTCAATCAGATCAAGTGTCTGAATTTTGTCGTCACCAGCAGAATAGTGCTGATTGTAAGTTCCCCGAACATATTCAAGAAGTTCTTGAAGAATTTCCTCTTCACTATACTTCCAAGGTGTTCTAGGATTGATTAGGTCAATAGAACCTGTAGAGGTGTCCGTCATATGAACAGTAAAATCGTTTTCATCCATTTTCAAAATTTCATCGTAAAGCATGGACCATGAATTAGTCATAATCTATTATATCAGGAGACAGTGGTCTCGTCAACGGGCATTTGGAAATCAGCATCTACCTTGTCATACAGTTCAAGGAATGCCTGCTTAGTCTCATCATCAAAGCGATTGACACAGACCTGGATTGCCTTTGCCTTATCTTTAAAGATACTATACGCCTTCACAATATGAACCAAACGGCGGGTGCTGATGATTTCTTCAATACCACCATCATAGAAGGTCTTACGGATGATGTCAGCCCAGTCCACCAGTTTAGTGGTGAACTTATCATCATCACAGATCTTGCCAAGGATCTTTGCCTCAATA